ATTGTGCTCTTAATTTTCTTTCAGTTACAGAAACTGTTACTGATTGAAGGTCAAATGAAACCTCACCGATTTTATCTTCGAATTCAAGATTCTTGTAGATTCTATATACAGGGACAAACGCGTTGTTTACTGCAGTTGAAGAAGCGAAAGTTGAACCTGAATATCCGTCCATAGAGTTTTGTCCTACAGTACAAGGTACTTGAAGGTCAACCTCAAGATAGATAAGACCGTTTACGTCACAGATGTTATCGTAAGCTCCGCCACCTGTTTTTGAACCTGGAAACGCCAATAGGTCGTTATTACTACCATATTGAACGATACCTTTACCATATCTTTGAGTTACGACTCTGAAAAGATATGGATTTGTTGTGTTTCCTGATGTGTAAGCATTTGCAGAAGAACCGTAGATAGTCAAATCAGACAAGAATGATTCATTGTCCATTGGATTACCGTCTGGTCCGATTAACTTACCAGCTGCTACTTGAGCAAAACCTGACATAATAATCAACACTTTTCTATAAGAACCACCATCAGGACCACCACCCACAGTGTATGCAGAAGGGTCTAGATTTAATGTTGAGCTATTCCAAATCGCTGTTACTGCACCACCTGTTATAGCAGAAAACTGACCTTTAGAATAATCGAAAAGACCTGGAGGGTCTAATGCAGGTTCGTTACCTTCATAGAATCTATCATAAAGGTCTCTTCCTTCATTCCAGTTATATCCTGTGTTAGGGTCAGCTGGGCCACCTGGTGCTCCGTAAGGTGCGTAGTGTGCATTTTCAGCTGCATAATTTTGGATGTTAGGTACAAAATAGAACAATTTACCGATTGGTAAGTTCATTGCTTGTACTGATACGATGTCGTTAGCCAATAACTTAGAGAAAACTCTTCTGATGATTGGAAATACGACAGTTTCGAAAGCACCTGAGTCAGCAGTTGTTGATGCTTCGTTGATTAAGTGAGACGCTTGGTTCTCATAAAGTTGAGCAACGTTCTCTTTCATATGACCTTTAAGTCCCTCTAAGAAACCTAAGCCATTCCATTTGTTGATTGTGTCTTCTTTGATAACTTTAAGGTGCTTAAGACCGATGTTACCAACAAGACCTGATTCTAATAAAGCTCCCATGTTGTGAAATTTATTTTTTCTTGTTTATTTATTTTTTTTACCCTATCTTAGTAATCAAATCTTTAATTCTCATAAATTGAGGATTTTCGTAAGTTTTACTTTCGATTAAAGTAGTCGATGAACCTGATTGTACTGATTTTGTCAGTTTGTTACCAACAGATTCATTTAGTGATTTTGTATCAGTCTTAGTTAATTCTTCTTTGATAACTTTATAAAGTCCTTTAGACTCTTTAATTGAATCAACATCGTCGAATCTTCTAAGAATGTTTATTTTTTCTTTTTTAGTTGTTGAGTGTTCAGTGAAAAGTCTTGTAGCATATGCTAGGTTAGAGTTAAAAATAGCAACTTCGTTAAGTTTCTCTCTAAATACATTTAATGCTTTTCTGTACTCTTCATTTTTTTCTCTCAAAGAACTAACTTCTGATTCGTGGGATTCCATCATATTTCTATTGTTTGTAATACCCTTTCTTAAAGCTCCTTTTTTTGGACCAAAACCCAAAGTTCTTGCCGCTTCTTTTGTTTCAGATTTCTTAACAACTTTGTTTTTACTTTCCATGTTTTCACCTTTCTTGTATTCGAATTTGGCTTTACCTGTTCCCATAGTTTTAGGACCTTCTTTTTTGTCCTCACTGAAACCACCTGATGATTTCTTATATGAGAATTTGGCTTTACCCATTCCAACACCCTTAGGTTTAACGGACATTTTACTTTCTTTTGTTTCTACTTTCTTTGACTTATTACGACCATAAGATTCGTACATTTCATCAGATTCATCCATTTCATCAGATTCATCCATTTCATCAGATTCATCCATTTCATCCATTTCATCAGATTCATCCATTTCATCAGATTCATCCATTTCATCAGATTCAGTAAATTCAATTTCATAAACAACTTCATCTTCTTCACCCATAAATTCGTCTGAACCTGAGTTATCAGAAACACCAGAATTGTCTGAGAAAATAGCATCGATTACGTCCTGAACATTGTCGTCTTGTTCGTTATATTCCATATTTTCATAATTTTCTTCCTCAGATTCACCGAGCTGTACAAGATATTCTGAATCTGTATTGTTGTCAGTTAAATGAATGTCATCACCATCTTTTTTTACGATGATACCATCATCTTCACCCATAGACTTAAATACTTTCAAAATAAACTCGTCGGATGCGTCAGATAAATCGATTGGATTATCAGAATCAACATCCGTATCTTCCATGTCAACTTCAATTTCATCTGAGTCATCGTCAGAAGTCGTGTCATCAACATCTAAAGGTATATCTGTATCATCTTCGTCATCAGCAGTAGTCATATCAACTTCTGCGTCTAAATCCAACTCTTCTTGTTCAGAAAGAGATTCTTTTACTAATTGGCTGATTTCTTCCTTCATAGTAGAAGCAAGTATTCCTTTTGCGTTTTCGGCTATGGCTTCTTCAACATTTCTCATTTGAATAAGTGCCTCTTCAACAAGATTCTTATTTTCTTGCATAATTATTTTTTGTTTACTCAATAAATAGTTCCTTTTTTGAAAAAAGTTCGTATTGGGAATTGATTTGTAATAAATTATTTAATAATAGGCATAAAAAAAGTGGTCAAAATTGACCACTTTATATTTTTTAATCTTCGATAACTTCGTCTATCTTACTTTCCGATACTGAAGTTATTCTCCAATCGTAAGAAAAACTTTCGTATTTTTTTGTAACTTTTGCCTCAACGTCCGTTACAGAATACCCTTTTACAAGTTTTTCTTCTCTGATTTTTTTAACTTTACCTGTATTATCGTCAGGTAAATCATAAGTTACTTTCGCAACAAAATACTTCTCATCCATCTTGATTATTTTGATAAATAATCGGTTAATTTTTTCATTAAATCAATAGACTGACTCATTTTTGGTTCTGAACTAAGCTTGATTTTTTTTTCTTCTTCTAAATTTTCATCATACTTATCCCTTTCATTCATATCATCAAAAAGATATGCTCCGGGTGTTGATGGTGAAGAAACTAAGTCAAAACAAATTAGTTCAAAATCATCTTGAACTTCGTTCCTGTCCCCTACTTTTTTTAAAGAACCTACCCCTCTTGATGAAATTCCTAAAGTCACTCCCTGTCTTAATAAATTTGCAGCAATATCACCTTTAGTTGTGACAATTCCACTTTCATGAAAACCTGGCGAAGTCAGCAATTTTATTTTTCCCATCAAAATATTTCTATCCCACCATATATCAGTTATGGCATGTGATACTCTATCTAAATCAATTAAAGATGATTCTGGATGGTTTAACTCCGAAGTTGCTAATCCTTTTTCAATCAATACTTTATATTTTTCTGATTCTCTTTTTAAGATTTTTTCGGAATAAGTTCTACCGTTTCTATTTGGTGTATCGTATTTTTGTAATACTGCGTAGAATTCGAAAGGATTTCTATAATCAAATTGTTTACCTTCTTTTATAAATTTTAAGTTTTCGCCTGTAACTGGCGAAACAAATCCTGCATCCATTTCTATCAAAATTCCGTGACCGACTTCATGAGCCTCAAGGATTCTTAATTTTTTTTCCATCAACTATTTTAAAATAAATATTTCAATTAACCAATAGTTTATGTTTTTTACTTTTTAGTTAAGGAAAAATCAAAATAGTCGTTATTAGATATATTGGTTCTTTGGATATTTCTGACAATTTTCTTTATAGAATCTTTTAATTCTAATGATTTAAAATCTAATTGTTTATCTAAAAAAAGATTAATTTCTAAATTAAAAAAAGACTTTTTTCCTGAGCATATTCCGCTAGTTCTTAAATCTAAATCAACAATAGTATTTTTTACAAATACTGATGTGTCTATTGAATCAAATACTGTGTGTTTTAATTCCCTACTCAAATTACAAACAACCCTATTCCAATTTTCCAACTCTGTTTTAGGTGAAACCCATGATTGTATGTTTATGTATAACGACTTTAAATTTTTAGAATCTACAGTACCATACATAGATTTAAATGATGTTGATAGATTCATCTTCACACTTTTTCCTTTTTTCATTCAGTTTTCATATTACTTAGTTTATTTTTTATAAACATAAGATATTATAACTTGCTAGTCAAAGTTTTGTATAAATCGAGATATTTGTAATATATGCTAATTATTGAAATAAAAGGAAACGATAGTATTGAAAGAGCGTTAAAATTGCTTAAATCAAAAGTCATTAAAACTAAACAGCAACAAAAATTGTTTGATAAAAAACAATACTTAAAAAAATCTGTTGTGAAAAGAAATCAGACTTTAAGGGCAATTTACACTCAAAAGATTAAAAATTCTTAAAGAGATTCGTGTAATTTCTTTAACTTCAAAAAGTTAATCTGACTAAAAGAATCTTCTTCAATTTTTTTAATTGTCTCTTCAATTTTGACTTTTGTGTCGTTATCATGTTGAGACTCCGCTAATGGAACTAATTTCGCTAAAGTTATCTCTTTTAGAGATACAAATTTATTTTCCAAAATAGAACTATCCTCTTTAATAATTTCAAAAAATTCTTTTTTTGATTCTTCATCCAAGCTATCTATATAGCTATTGATTGTTTGATTTGCAATCTTAACCATACTACTTATTGGGATATTTATATGACTTTCGGAAACTTTTGATTTTAATTGTAAATTCTTAATTAATTGTTTTTTTACTTCAACTCTCTCTGTTAAGTTAACAACGTTAGTGAAATAGACTAAATCATCAATTAAATTATATTTGTTTTTAACTTGTGACTCACCAATTATTTTAGGTAATTTAATTTTTTCAAGTAATTTTTGAATTACTGAAATTCCTTCTGACAAATAATCTTTTGCGTCGTCTATTGACAACCCTTGTGGTTTAGAAAGTTCATCATATAGAGCATAAACTTTAGAAATGTCTTTATTGTTCAAAATATTTTGTTTGAACTCGCTCACCGCTCTTTTAAAAGATTTTTCATCTTTATAAGACTCTAAGAGATTTTCCTCTATTATGGACTTTATTAAACCGAATGTCATATGATTTTGTATTTGTTTTCAATATAAATATTACAAGTTTAATAACTTATCAAGTTCTTTGTCAATTTCTCCTAAAGAATCTCTACCTTGACTTAAATTTATAAAACTAGCCCCTTCTAAAATGTTATTTTCGACTAAAATATTTAATCTTTCGAGTTTAGATTCTGGTGTTACTCCCGCTTCGGATTCTCCTCCTGGTGGTGGAGGTGGCGGTGGTGGAGTACCTCCACTTTCTTCAGAACCCATACTTGGAGATAATGGTCCCATATCACCACCAAAATCAGGTGAGGATTCAGTAGAAGTTGTTGCAGTTCCACCACTAGAATTTCCATAAAGTTTATCAATATTATCGAATAATCCTGTTTTACTAATTATTGTTGGAGTTTGTTTCAATTCTTCACCAATAGCTCTTTCCAATCTTTGTTGTAATAAATCAGTCCTAATTTCATCGTCAGAAAAATTGAATATATGTTTCTTTGCCCATGTTGCTGAAGTTGCGGAAATACCATTACCTGGGTCCATAACCAAATCTTTATAAAGCAAAACTTTTTCTTTCCAAACATCAATCTTAAGCAAATCAGATTGGGTTGATGGGTTAGATAAACCAATTGTAAAGTTATCTATTTCATCCTCGAATCCTAACAAAAATAGATGTATAATTGCAACTTTATTAAGTTCTTGAATCATACATTTTTGAATTCTGTTAATGGTTCTTGCAAAACGAATATCCTGTAATGAAAGATTTTTACCATCACCAACAACTTCTTCAAACCCTAAGAATGCTTTTGGTACTCTAAGTGCGGTTAATAACTTTTTCTGAATATATTCTATATCCGCAATCTCTGATAAGTTCGTTGCACCTGGCAAAGTTTCGATTGGAGAAGGTGTTGCTGGGTCCCTAACTGGTATGAAGTAGTCTTGGTCAACCGCCATTTGGTTGAATCTCATATCAACATTACCTGTTTTGGAATCAACAACTTGTTGTCTTTTAAATTTATCGGCAACACGGTTAACATATGCCTCAACATCCTCATCGTTCATGTTTCCGACAAAAACTTTGAAAACTCTTCTTTCGGGTGCTCTTGAAGTTCTATAAATCATCATGGCATCCTCAGATAACAGAAGTTGTTTCCAAGTCCTTCTTGCCTTTTCCAACATGGAAGTTCCATATGGTAATTTTCTATCATCTCCGAGTAGTCTAAAATGAGCAACTTCCCAAGTTTGGAAAACCATTTGTTTTGTTTTCCATTCAAAAGTTAATTGTCTTTTTGCATCAGTTTTACCTGGAACTACGGGAGTTTTATCCATCATTCCAATCTCGTGTCTTTCAATTTCAATATTTGGCAATTGTTGACAACCAACAATTCCCTTTTCAGGGTCAAGTTTTAAATAGACAAAATTATCTCCGTATTTACATGTATTTCTTGTCCACATTGGAAGATTTGTATTTATATCCAACGTATTATTAAACAAATCAGCTAGTACCGCTTTAATTCTTTTTGACTCAGAATAAATCTGAAGCATGAATCCATCTTCATTTACTGTTGTGGATTCTTCGGCGTATATGTCCAAAGCGGCTGAAATTTCAGGAGTATACTCCATTGATTCGTAATCATAAGTCGCAGATAGTCTTGATGGTTCATAGTAAATTGCTTGAGAATAAAGGTTATTCTCAATCTTCGCCCATTGATTTGCAATGTAAAAAGTTTGTTGTGCTTGTAGTTTTTCTCTTTCGTATGTTGCCCTATCTTGAGTTCTTAATAACTCTTTCTTATCAAATTTGAAAGTAGGATAATCTTGTCCTAATAATGAATTGGGTCCGAATGCTTGCCCTAATCGTTGCCAAACTGTTAAATTATTATCTGCCATTTTTTAATTTTACTTTTTTCCTTGATAATATAAATAGTTATGTCTAATAGAACAACCATTTATATTTTTCATAGTCACTTCTATTAGGTCCTTGATTTGGAAAGTATTGTGATTTATCATTTGTTTGAGATATCATAGGATTAAAAAATTGTGATGAATTTTTATTTTCATTGACAGATACCGACCAAGAATCAATCATTGCTTTAGTCTGGTTCAAATTTTTAGTTAGTTGTTGGAAGGATTTTTCGGCAACATATGTTGCCATGGAGATTCCCATAATACAATCATCGTGATGTCCTTTCTGATGGTCAGGTCTTCCATTGATGTAGATGAAGGTATTCATTTCATTATATAATCTGTGAGACCTGATTTTAAATCCATGTCTAACGGCTTCTTCAAATGATGCAATTATTTGAACTCTCTTGGAATTAAAATTAATTCCTGGTATTTTTTCATTTATTTTTGGGTCCCATTTCCATTTATTTGTGGTATCAACATTATCAATATATAACCCTTTATAATTTAACTCTTGTAATTTTCTTCCAGTTGCAACTCCCATTCCACCTGTTAAATCCACAACACAAAACGCATCATACATTGTCCCCCACTTATATGCGATTTCAGCAACAACGTCAGGAGGGACTTTGGCAACGTATTCAAGAACTTGTTCAT